TCAATTGATATTTCCTGAATGCACCTGAAAAACTATAACCTGACTGACCTTTCAGAATGATGTGGTCATTGCATTCTTTGGGATTCAATCCACAAAGGATTGATTTCAAAATGAATTGGTCATATCCTCTTGAATTGAATCCCACCCATATGTCATTCACATGTTCCTGATAGAATGCTTCAAGTTCAGAAGGATTGTTGATGATGACATGTTCTTTCTGATTGTCCATGTCCAAGATGACAACCAACCAATCATATTTGAACACTTCAAAATCATAGAACACCATCTGTCATCAACTCCCTTCTTTAACTCTCATAAACTTCTTTGATTGTGTAAACAGGAAAATCCTTCTTGTTCTTCTTGAACTCAATCAGGAATTCAAGACCTGCACTTTCAATTGCTTCCATGATGTCCATAATCAAATCATTATACTGACCATAGTCCTTGAATTCGACTTCATCCACCGCTTCAAGAGAACGAAGGAAGCGGTTGACATTACCAATCTGAAATCCCTGTGTGATGACCGCATTCATAAACAGAAGCTGATTCTTATAATCACCCTGCAAGATTCTGAACCATGCAGAAAACATTGGGTCACCCTTGGAAGATTCTTTCAGTTCCATCTTCTCAATCTTGATTTCATATGTACCAACAGGAACTTCTGCATATTCGCCTGTTCCACCATTGGCTTCAACTTCCTTTGTGTCCTTTGCAAGACCTTCCACATCAATTGCCTTGTTCCACTTATCAAATACTGACATTTTATTCACCTTTACCTTTCAAATTTTAGTCTTCATTATTCAGTCCGCTGAATGCCTGACTGATAGCATCAATAATCTTTTCACTTGCCTGTGCAAGTGCTTCACCAAATGCATTGACCTTTTCAGGGTCAAAGACCTTCTTTGTGATAAACTCATTGAAGATTTCACTGCACACAATATGTGTTGCAACTTCATGTGCTTCTGAAAGAAATGCATCTTCCAAATTTTCATCCTTGCTGATTTCATATTCAATGATTTCAGCAATGTCTGCATCAGGATTCTTTTCAAGCACCTTCAAGATGCTTTCCTTGATTCCTTTTTCTTCAAGTGCCTTGATAAACTTGTCCATTATTCAGTCCCCCTTGTTTTTCTTGTTCTGCGTGTTCTTGCAGGTTTTTCTTCTTCCTGTTCAGGTGGATTCATAGCACCTTCAACAGAATGGGATGCAGTGTCTGCATTCTGATTCTGTGCATCCTGCACATCTGATTCCCCCTGTTCTGAATCAGCACCTTCATCCTTCTTGGTTCTGCTTGTCCTGCGTGATGTCCTCTGTGGCTTGTCAGAATCGTCAGATTCAGCCTTTTCTTCAACAGGTGAAGAAGTGTCCACCTTTTCCTTTTCGTTGTCCTGTGGCTTGCTGTGGCTTTCCTGTGACCCTACATTTGCTTCATCATAAACTTCACACAGTGCATCCCAATCCAAAGGAATCTGTGTCTTGCTGATTCCCTTCAATCTACCACCACCAAAGATGACTTCATTGGACTTGAAATTCAAGGTTCTGCTGTCATCATCTTCCACAACAACCCTTGCAACAATGTCCACCATTCCTGCAATCTTATTTGCAACCTTATCTGCAATGTTTGGCTTGATTGCTGTGATTTTATCACCTGATTTCTTGGTGATGTCCTTGGTTGTGTCTTCATGAGAAATCAGGACAATGTTTTCATAGTCCAAATTCATCAGCTTTCTGATGGTGGACAAGAATTCTGTTCTGACCTTATCCCATGCCCTGAAACTGTCATCAGATTCATGTGTGATTCCAAGTTTGTCATACATGTAAAGTCTGCATGATTCATATGTGTCTTCAAGCAGGTCAACAATGATGGTCTTGAAGTCATTGTCCTTCTTTTCAAGTTCATCAATAACCTTCTTGAAATTCTCCCATGCAAGAACCTTCTGTCTTCCTTCATAGGTGTCTTTGATAGACAGATACTGCATAGTGACAAACTGAATGTTTCCATCAGTGTTCAGATTCAGTGGCATTGGTGCAGAATCCATGAAGGTTGTCTTTCCTGAAAAAGCACCGCCATAAATCCACAACTTTCTTTTGGTGGTCTGTCCCACCTGTCTTCTTTCTGCTTTTGGTAAAATCATGTGATTTTCTCCTTTCAAACAATATTCTTTGTATTCACACCAATCACAAAGGTATGACTGACACTTTGGAAAGTCCTTTGCAAATTGGATGTTCATGCAGGTTCTAAAGAAATCAATGACCTTTTGTGGGTCATATTCCACTTGCTTCACTTCAACATCAAGTTCCTGCATTTCAGATTCAATCCTTTTCCTGAATTCTTCCAAGGATTCTGTTTTCTTCTGCTTGATGCTGACCTTTGGAACAAACACAAAGAACATATTCCTGATTCTTTTCCCTGTTATCTGTTCGCAAAAATATTTGTAAACATGCAACTGTCTTGATTCCATATAGTGCTGTTGATTGTTAGAATATTTGAAATCATATAAATCAAACTGACCATGTGGAAGGTCTGCATCATGTTTGGTGCAGGGAACAAGCAAATCCATTGTTCCTTCATACCAATCAGACTGCATCTGCACTTCATGAAGTCCATCAGGAATGACTTCTTTCACCCTTGGAATCCAATGTTGAAGTTTGATTGCTTCATTTATATGTCCATCTGTGATGACAGGAAATGACATGAAATATTCATGCAATGCTGTTTCCACATCCGTTTCCATACCCCTATGTAATGCAGTACCAATTTTCAATGCATTTGCAGGGTCATCAGATTCCAATGTTTCAAGTCCCTGACAATATCGAAAGAACCACCTTGCAGGACAATTTTCAAAACATTCTGCTGTTGAAAAATGAAATCTGTCCATGCAATCACCTGTCCTTTCTACCGCTTCCCCTGTTGTTTATCCATGCAAGGACAATCAGGGTCACACATATAATCAAAACTACTTGTGTAACTTCTCCCATTCTTTCCACCACCTTTCCTTCAAAGTTGAATAATTTGCTGTGATACCTTCTTCCCAATCTGCCTTGATGCATTTCACAAGATTCTGAAACAATTCAAAATCTATTGGATATAAGAGAACAGCAAAACCGCCTGATTCATCAATCTGTTGCAGGTTGTGAATCTGCAAGGGTGAAGGTTTTCCTTTTGGTGCTTTGATTTCAATTCCAAAAAAGAATCCATCCACACAAGCAAGAACATCAGGAACACCTGCTTTTGTAAATTCACCACCACCCCAATATTTGATGAAATAACATCCTTCATCTTTCAGGAACTTTTTGACTTTGTTTTCAAAGTTTTTTTCTGTTGCCACTTTTTCACCTTCTTCCTGAAATCCTTGCAAGGATACATTCTTGAATTTTCAAGGCAATAATTGAAGTGTTTGCAATCCTTGCAGGTCAATATCAATCACCCCTTCACACTGATTCTGACTGATGCACTGACTTTGGAAGTCTTGCTGTACTTTTCAGCAATGTCAGGATAGTCTTTTTTCAGTTTTGCAGAATCAATAGTTGTTCTTGTAGATTCTGCAACATAGGTGATTTTCAGAATGTCATTGTCCACATTCTTGACACCATAGACACCCATCACATCTGTCAACTGCTTTCTGATTTCCTTGTCCTGTGCTTCCAAGGCTTTCTTCTGCTTGTCCAAATCTGCAATCTGCTTCATGATTGCAACCGCTTTTTCATCTGCATTGAATGCTGTCAGACTTGTTTCTTCTGTGACTTCAACTGCATCCTGACATTCAGAACTGTCTTTCAGTTCATCAAGCAGTGAACAGGCTGTTTCACAGGTGTCTTTCAGTTCACAGTGAAAACAACACAAATTCTTTCCACATTCTGCATTTTCTGACTGTTTACAAATCTTCATTTTCGTCATCCTTTCTGTAATGTTCATCAATGTACTTTTCCACACCTGCAAATGGAAACATCATCAAGATTCCAATGACCATCTGTGGAACTAACTGTGCAAAAGAACAATACTGACCAATTTCATCCATATAGTCAGATGTTCCAACTGCACCAACCAACAGGAAAAATCCAACAAATGCCATGATTCCTGTTATAATTTCAACTGCCTTCAAACAATTCATCTGTGAAATCCTTCCTTTCTTCCAAGGTTTTCAGAATCCTTTCTTCTATGCTTCCCCTGCACAACATCAGATAATAGAAACAAGTCTGTTCCTGACCAATCCTGTGAATCCTTTTCTTGGATTGTTCAAAATCTTCTGATGACAGTGGAAGTGTGAAATATATGATTCTGTTGCACTTCTGCAAATTCAAACCCTTGCTTCCTGCTTGATACTGAACCAAGGTCACACTGTTGGATTCTTCTTCATATGCTGTCAGGTCTTTGGTGTGTCCATTTACTTCTGAAATAGGCTTGTCACATTCCTTGCAGACCGCTTTCAGTGCATCCAATTCAGCATTGAATGAATAGAACACAATCACCCTGTCTTCTGTGGACTGTATCAAGTCCCTGAATGCTGATAACTTTTCTTTGTTGTAATGTCCACACAACTGTCTTGCATAAAGCATTTTTGTCAGTGTGGTGTCACCAACCAATTCAGTGTCATCAATCCACACTATGCAGTCTTTCATGAATGTTGAATAATCTTTGGACTTGTCCACCTTGACCTTTGTGAATACCTGTTCAGGAAGGTCAAAGACTTCTTCTGTCTTCATAAAGACCGCCCCATGTTCACGCATTTTTCTTTTCAATCTGTCTGTGTTCTTGTATGGGTCATCTTTGTTCACAATCCAATGCTTCATTCCACCTGCATCAATCTGTGTCCAATTGACATATTGGTTTTTATACATCTTTTCAGATATATCCCAACCAAGCAGATGAAGCTGTGACCAAAGGTTTTCATATTTTCCACCAACAGGTGTTCCTGAAAGAAGAATCACATTGTCAGGATGCAGTTGAAGGATGAATTTTGACTGCTTTGCAGTTGTATTCTGAATCAGACTTGATTCATCCAACATCAGTGTGAATCCTGATTGTTCTTTCAGTTCGGGTCTTCTCCAAGCAAGTTCATAATTGATAATTCCAACAATCTTCATGTTTGCATGTGACCATGAATTGAAAGCCATTAAACCACCTTTGTGTGTAATATCTAAGACCTGATAATCAGGATAATATTCTTTGAAGTGGTCAAACCAATCTGCAATCTTTGACTTCTGACAAACAATCAGGTTCACATTCTTTCCAAGCCTGACCATTTTTTCAGCACCAACAAAAGTTTTTCCAAGTCCCATGTCCAAATAATATGCAACCCTGTTCTGACCTTCTGTTTCAGTCAAGGCTTGCTGTTGGTGCTGATAAAATTCCAACTTATTCATCAATCTTGACCCCTGTGACCTGTTCAAAGATTTCTGAATCAAAGTTTGGAAGTGCCTTGATGACATCTTTTTCCCTGTCTGACAGACTGTTCCACCAAATCTGACCACATTCAGATTCATCAAGTTCTTTCAGATAACCGCCTGTTGTCTTATATTCAGGATGCTGTTCTTTTTCTTCATCAGTCATATCATCTGACCAAATCCA